CTTTCAACCTTTCCAACTTTATTTCCAGATTTAACTTGTTCACCTTCAATGAAATTATTCTTTTGAAGTTTAATATCAAATTGAGGGAAATATTTTTGAGGAACAATTACTCCAGCAGAATTCAAAGCATCTTGATTACCAGGATATGCATTCTCAGGTAAAAGTCCAGCCAAACTGTAAGTAACGAATCCAACATTGGTTCCTCCAAGAGGAATATTAACAGCAGTTAAAGTAAAGAGAGAATAGTCATACTGAGAAGAATTATATCCATATCCAGTAGTGCCTACACCCACACTTACGTTTTCAATTAGAACTTTATCACCTACAGTAAATGGAGATTCATCACTAAACGCAGTATTTAAACCAATCGTGACATCTTGAGTACTAGAATCATATGTGATTGTATTAATACCAATTCCATTCACATTACCTGTAGGTAGGAGTGTAGGAGGGGTATTATACATTCCCTTTGTATTCTTCAAAATAGTAACTTGCTGATCACCAATTTGATATTCTAAATCAACATCTTTTACTTGTTTACCAGTAAATCCATCAAGAACAAGTAAGTTGGGTGCTATAGTATAATTCTTACCAGCAGAACTAATTCCAATTGATTCAAAAGATGTTAATGATTCAATTTGTAATATTTCAGGAAGATTAGAAACAGGTCTTACCGTATTATCTGCTGAATAATTGAATCCAATATTTTCAATTTGAGTAGAAATTATCTTACCAATACTAGTACTGGATGGTTCTAAAATAGAGTCAGTTCCTACCCCAGTAACAATAGAAGAAACTCCAACTATTTCGGAGTATCCACTTCCTTTTGACTTTAATTTAATTTCTGCAATTGCACCATATGCAGTACTAGAATCTGTGGTATATTCTAATAAAGCTTCGGATTCACTATAAGCAGGTCTTTCAGGACGGGTTGTTAAATTGTAGGTAAATGTATTCGTAGATCCAATACCAATTACTGCAAACTCTCCAGAATATACGCTATCCTCAATACCAATTTGATTGTATCCTTCTATTTCTTTATCAACAACAATTCCCTTTTTACTTTCTGTAATTAAGGATTCATTAATTGGGGTAAACTTATAATATAATATTTCAGGTAAATCTTTAGTAACGCTTAAAGTTAAACCTGCATTAGTGCTAATACCTACTTCTCCTGTTTTGGATACCTCAAAAGTATTGCTAGAGGAGGTAGAATAAAATTCATTTTCAAACTTAGCATCAGTATAAAGATTAAGATCAAAAGCAGAATAAGAAGATACTCCAACAAAACTGGCTAAAGAAGGATCCGAAAGATCAAATCTTACAGTGTTATTCTTATAAAGATTAGTTAAAGGATTAATAGGAGATAATGTTCCTGCAGATGTAGAAGTTATATTTACAAATTCAGGTTCAAATTGTTCAGATTGATATTTACTCAAACATAATTTAACTTTACTAGTAGAATATTTAAAGATATAATACATCTTTTCATCTTCTAATCCACCAGAAGCAGTTGCAGCTGTGTGAATTACTTTATCTCCAGTATTCAATCCATGATTTGTAATCTCAATAGTATTAGCAGTAGTATCTACATTACCTGCCACAAATGATTTAGGATCAAATACTATTCTTCTATTAAAGTCATTATACTTAACTGTGACAGTCGTTCCTATTCCTGGTTGAACATCAAGAGTTACATTATCATTAAATTTCAATGCATGGGTAGAGGCAGTGGCCACAGTAACTGTATTCTTATAAACCTCTGCATTAACTACATTACTCTTGACTGTTTTAAAACTATGGTATACTCCTGTACCAATTCCAGTCAATCTTAATAATCCTCTATTAACTGTGGTGCTTGCAATACCTACAAAGGTTCCCGTGCTTCCAATACCAACTTGGAATGTCTGAATTCCAACTAAATCGTTAGAAATTTTTCCAACATAAAGAGGAGCATCAGTTGGAAGATTGTACAATGTAATACCATCAGTGGAAACTCCTATGGCATCACCAGTATTGGTTTTATAGTTAACAACATCTCCACTCTTTAATCCATGATTAGGAAGATAAATTGCTTCTGTTTGAATGAAGATTTGAGTGATACCTGCACCAGGATTGGAGAATGAAATAGTAGTTCCAATACCTACACCAGTAAGAGATCCAATACCTAATGCTTCCTTTGGTTCAAAATAAATTTCTTTATTTAATTCAAATTTTACATCATTTTCGGGAGATGCCTTAAAGGTAAACTTTCTAGAATCTTCAGTTATTACAGATCCCGCAGTATGAGCACTTCCCATTGTGCTTTCTTGAGCTCTAAGAACTCTTAGTCTAGAATTTAATCTATCAACTTGAAGAACTTTTATTGTCTCTGTTCCAATTCCTAGAATATCATTTTCTCTAATCGATAAAAGATCATTAGAAAGTGATCCTGATATTCCAAAATAAGTTACTATTCCTGTTGCTCCAATAGTTGTTGCAGCTCCTGCAAGTAAAACACTTTCAGTCTTTACCCCAATATTAAAACTTCCTTGTAGATGATCCGTAGAAGTAGTGAATCCAGATAAAGAAACCAAATTTAAATTGGTAAAGTTATGAGGAGAAGTGGAGAATGCGATGTATTGTCCATCAATATCATAGGGAGCAATCTCTAAATCTGATACTGTGCTACTTGCAACACTAATATTAGTAACTACTTTTCCATCAACCTTAGAAACGCTTCCTTTCGCCCTTTGAGAACTATCACCAAGTTGTCCAAAATTAACAGTATCATTAACTTTGTAATTATTTCCACCTGTTACTATACCGACTGTATCAATAGATCCAGATGAAACTACATTTATATCAATTAATTGCTCTCTTTGTTTATTTGGTTGATCTAAGAAATCATATGATGCATATTCTTGAGTTAAAGAATATGGAGTAGTATTTCTAAAATACTCTGTCTTATTCAAATCATAAGATTTTTGATCAATCGTTGCATTATAATTAAAACTATTTGGTTTAGACTTAAAGGTATTTCCAATTAAATAGGGAAACTGAGGTTTTCTATACTTATTAAAAGCACCTGAATTATCAATACTAGTAGGATTGATAGTTGAGAAATATGCATAAACACCATTTGGATAATCAGGAGTTATACAAAAACGACCATTATGCTCATCTAAATCTCCTGAATTATCAAATCCAAAATCTTCAACGAAAAATCCTTGAGGGAAGTTTGATAATGAAGGTCTATTTGAAGCAGTTACTGGTTTATAACCAGATTCCATAGCTTTTACAAATCCACCCGTTTGAGTTTCATATCCATATGGACCATAAATTGGATTACCATCATATGCCCATCCAATTATAGGCGAATGATACTCTGCAGAAACTTCTTCCCCATCAACTTTTTGTAAATCTAATAATCCATATTTTATGTTATTATCTTGATCTCTTACATATACAGATTCTCTTAATTTACGAGGAGCATATAAATGAGTGTATTCGATGCCAAATTCCGAATTTTCTGCTGCTTCTAAAATTCCATCATCTTCAGAAATGATATCTACATATTTTTGGAATAAATTGACTGTCCAAGTTTGAAGTTTTGCTCTTAATTTTCCATTAGAAGCATCAGTGGTTACAGCCACTCCAACACTACCTGTATAACCGATACCAGGATTGTCAATTCTTACACTAGTGATTTTTCCATCATTAACAATAGGAACTAACTTTCCATAATTACCTTGATTAGCGGTAACGACTAAATTGGGAGGTGCATTATAACCTTTGCCTTGATTATCGACTTGAACTTCGACTATTCTTCCATTATTGATAATTGGTGTAATTTCTGCACCAGATCCATTATTAAGAGTTAATAGTGGTTGACGATCATAGTTTATAATGCTAGAAGAACCATAAGAAGACCCCTCATTTGTTACTTGTACTGATTTAAGAGATCCTTTAAACAAAGGTTGAAGTTTTGCTTGAAAATCTTGTCCTGTAGCGGTAAGAACTCCTATTTCACCAGTTAAACTTACTGTAATTGGTTCATAGTTAAAAGTATGAGTTCCAGTGCCTAAACCAGCAACATTTAAATCAATATATTGCTCTGTGTCATAATATAAGAACTTACTTGTGGTTCCAACCCCTACACTAGATAATTTAAAGTTATTTGGATCAACTTCAGTAACAACATAATTGGTATTTGAATTAATTCCAGTAATTTGATCAACATTATATGAATATTGAATAATTTCTCCAGATTTGTATCCATGATCATTAATATTGATTTGATTAAGAGCCGTATTAATTCCTGTTGCCGAAATTAGGGTTCTTTTCTTATTTTGATATCCAGAACCTGAATTATCTACTATAATGTTGGAAACAATTTGCTTTTTATCAAAAGATTCAAGAGCTTGAACACCAACTCCAAAACCAGATAAGATTACAGTGTTCACTCCAACATTAACTGCATCAGTTTCTGACTTATAGAGTTTTACAGTAGATACACCTACGGTATGAACATAATAAATTGCATCTGTTGATATTCCACCAACTGCGGTTTGACCAAATGTCTTATAAATGACTTTTTCACCATTTCTAAATTTATGGAAAGTAGAAAAACCAATAGTACTATCAGTTATGTCAACACGAGCAGAATCTGCAGTAGCATTAAAGGAAACTGAGTGTTCAACCATTTTAGTGTTGACACTAGCACTGGCCCCTTTACCATTACCACCACTTATAGTGATAGTTGGGTGAGAAACATAATCAAAACCTGGATCTTCAATATTGATTCCAATTAAAACTCCTTCAATCGCACATATACCAGTTGCACCAGAACCAACATTGTCAGAAACATGTAAAACTGGAGGATTTATAACATCATAACCAATTCCTTCGGATGCAATGTCAATATTTTTGATAGAACCATAATAAACTGTTTCATCAGACTTATAATTTAAAATCTCAACACCATTAACAAGAATACCTGTTCTATCTCCCGATCCAGTGATAAAGTTTCCATCTTCATTAATAGGATCCTTTATTTCTTTTAATAAAAGTTGATGATCAACATCTTTATCATGAAAATCAAGATATTCTAAAGTATTAGAAGTTACAATTCCCGATACGGAAACAAATGAATTATTAGAAATGTTGGCTGGACTTGTAGCAAGTTGAAATGTGTTTTTAGTTAATCTTTTTACAAAGAAAACACCTTCCTCCATCTCAGGAAATTTACTGACAACTTTTGTAGTGTTTCCTAGAAAATCTTTAGTCTCAATATTATAAGGACTATAGTAAACTGCATCCCCAGTCCAATAACCATGATCATTAACAGTTAAAATCTCAAATGTATTTCCACTATACTCTCCATTTAATGTAATTTTTCTATCATAAAAATTTAAAGGTGCATTATCATAATTTGGAATAGAAGAAGATGCTACTAAAAGATCTTGATCAAATTTTACATATGTATTTTGAACATTAGCAAAATAATTATCAATATAAGAATAATCAGTTAAAGATGCTTTTACTTGTGCTCTTAATATTTTTCTTTCAACTGTATATTTGGCTTCTGCAATATTTCCTTGTCCTTTAATAGAAAAACTGTAATCACTTATAACCTCACTTACCGTAGAATCTTTAGTATTACCTAACGAATCAATAACAGTGACTTGATCGCCTAGTCTAAAATTATTTTTAGCATAGGTGACTAATGTATAAGTAAAATCAGAAGCATCAACTAAAGTTATAGTTTTTATATCATATTTTGTTGCTACATTATAGAACCAATTTTCTGTTTTAGGACTTGAAGTAGTTATTCCTAAGGATTTTATAGAGACTTTATCATTTTTATCAAAATCATAGGTATTGTCTGGAATTTCTAAATCTGCTAAAACTCCAGTAACCCTCATAGAAACTCTAGTAGTAGTTCCTAGACCAACATATCCATAAACGTCTGTATTTAATCGAATATTTTCTTTTGAATCAATACTTGTATTAATACCAATCGTCGTGGTATTAGCTAATCCAACTCCAAAGAA